ACGGTGTGCCCGTGGTTGTTCCGCTCGGGTGCCAGCACGGCCTGATAGAGGCGCCCCAGGCGGTTCAGGATCTCGGCGAACTCGACGACAGGCATGCGGCCATGGATGTCGGCGACGACACTCAGGTCGGAGACCTTCAGCATGGCGGCGGAGTTGAAGTCGGCCCCCCCCTTCTCCCCGTCGCCCGAACCCTTGTCGATTCCCTCGGCCACGTCGCAGGACAGGATGTAGAGCTCGCCTGGAATCGGATCCTCGTAGACGGTGACATAGGCCCGCGGGTGACGCGGCTTCTCTCGGCTCCCGTCCTCCCAGGCGGCCACCGCGGCCTTGGCTCGCTCGTGCCCCTTGTCGACAGTCGCAGGGTCGAAGAATGGGCGGCCCGTCGCAAGGAAGGCTCCCAGGAGGGTCTCGGGATACTCCTGCTGGAACTTGTCCTTGACCTCGGTAATCTTCCATCGGCGCCATGCGATCTGCTCGAGCGTGAGCCCGTGCGCGTCCACGAGTGCCTTCTCCTCCTTGGTCAGCGGCTCCTGCTCGTCCTTGTGCCATGGGCGCTTGTATTCCGGGTGCCTGAACCACTCGTAGAAGATGACGCGATAGCCGTTGGCCCCGTCCATGGCCAGGACCACCTCCTCATAGAAGGAGTTTCGGCCGTTGCACGTGGTCTCGAAGATGATGTTCCCGGATGCGGGGACGGCCTGCACGTAGCTGGCCATGAAGTCGGCCCAGTGCTCGTAGAAGGCGGCTTCTGAGGCGTGGAGGTTGTGGATGACGCCGCCCCGCCACTCGGTGCCCTTCTCGGTGCGGATCTCAAAGCGTGAGACCTCGGGGACGCCGTCGAACTCGATCTCGTAGACATTGGCCGCGGCGGTGCGGAGGCGCGTGCCCTTCTTGAGTTCGTCCGGGAGTTCGTCGTAGAAGAGCTTATAGGTGCGGAGGAGCTCCTTGGATATTTTGTCATCGTGGGTGACGATGACGGAGATGCGGCCCGGCTCCAGTAGCCCATCCATGAAGAACAGGGCGGCGATGAAGGTGCTGAACCCAAGCTGTCGAGGCTTGACGATGAGGTCTCGGATGCCACGGAAGAAGTCGCCCTTGCCCCCGGTGAACAGGTCGCGCAGGCCCTTCAGGTAGTCGGACTGGATCCAGTTCATGACGAACGGCCAGAGCGGCCCGCCCTGCTTGGTGCGGATCTTCAGGCACGAGGCGCTGAACACCTCGAGGAGCTTGCCACAGGCCTCCACCAGCGCGTCGTCCGTCTCATACTTGGCGACAATGGCGGCCGCGGCTCGCTCGGCATCCAGGCGTGCCTGTTGCTCTCGCTGGATGAGCTCGGCTGTCGACTGGCGGTGCTTGGCCTGTTCCTTCTTTTGCCGCTGGCTTGCGATTACCGTCATACCTTGGTGTCCTCGTCATGCCCCTCGATGCCCTTGATGCAGAGCTCCTCCTGCTTGGCATGCTCCATGAGGACGTCGATGCGCTTCCCCTGTGAGCTGGACAGGGAGGCGCGATTGGCGGCCACCTTCAGGTCATGCCGGAGGGCCATGATATGTTCAGCCCGCTCGAGGAACTTCGGGGACCGTGCGAGGGTGTCCCAGAGCCTGTCCTCCTCGCGGTAGTCACGGGTGACGTGCCAGCGTGTCCGCGGGCCCCCTTCGGGATTCCCATAGCACTTGAACCATGCCTCTGCGGCAATCTCGACGGAGGCGGCCACCGAATCCTCACGTGGCACGCGGGCTTCAATGGTCGCCATGAGGGTGTCGACGTCGATGGCGTTGCCCGTGTAGACCTTGTCCGGGCAGTGCCGGGTGAAGGCGGAGAAGATGCGCTGTTGATACTCATTCAGCGAGCATGCGTCCACCTGGACAAGCTGGCACGTCACGGCGCACGAGTTGGCCTTCTCCCAGAGGTCGACAAACCGCCTTGCGTCTGCCTCGTTCATCTGGATAACGACGGACATGATTTCAGGGATGGCTTTCGGATCGCTGGGCTCGGGCATGGCTCCCCCTTCCGTGGTGCTCTAAGTCTGCTCGCCTTCGGGCCGTATTTCGCCGGAACTTTCCTGACCGCCTGCAAGTTCAGACAGGGGTTTATCGATGTCCTGGTGCATTGGATGCGGCTGGTTGGGGTTGGGGATGAGGCGGAGTGGAACCTGGGTAAGCTGGCCATCCGGGCCCTGCATGGTGAGGTGGGTGGGTAGTCCCTCCTCGGAGACGGCGATGGCCTCCTCGAGCCCAGGAATGCTTCCCTCGGGCATACCTTCCGCGGCGTGCTGGATGGCGTTGCGCCACTGCTCCATCTTCTCCTCGACCGTCCCACTGTTGGTGCCCGTGCAGACGCGCACGATGACGATGGATGCGCCTGGCGCGGCCATGCGGGACTCGAAGGACGTCCGGGCCCACTCGTAGACCTCGAGGGCGTCCTGGCACTCCTGGCTCTTGATGCCCTGGCCCGCGGCGTGCACGGTGGCGATGCCGAACGACGTCTGGAGGATCATGGTCCAGCATCCGAGCTCGGTGTGGTCGCCCACCCCCCGCTCCATGTCGACAGCTTCCTCGGCGGCTTTGGCGGCCGCGGCCTGGATGGCCCCGTGGACCACTTCGCCGAACATGCGCCGGACCATCTGCCCGGCATAGCGGGTGGCCTTATCGAGCTGATAAGCGGCCCGGACAGCCTCCCCACTCTGTTCGGTGCGGAACACGCGCCCCATGGTGTGAAGGTGCGTGAGGAGGCTGGCCCACCAGTGGAGGGCGATCATGCTGGGCTCGTCCATCGGAACCCACTTCGGCAGGGACACCTCGAACCCGATCGGGTCCGGCAGGATGATACCTGTCGACTCAGGGAGCTCCACTTGGTGAGGCAGGCTGGCCTCGGTGTCGTCGTGCCGAATGATTCTGGTTTCGGCCACGAGCTGTTCCGGATCTGCGGCGAGCTGGGGGGTCTGGTCGGTCACTTGCGCTCCTGTTCGTTGACGACGCGGACGCCGACAAGGATCTCCTGTCGGGCGGCCCGCATCTTGGCCCAAACGGTCGTCTGGCCTGTGGGGTTGCCTTCTTGCCCAGCGCCCGGCATGTCGGTCGTGGGTGCCTTCACTCCATCCTTCGGGATCCCGATGGCCACGTTGGCCACCTCCTGGCCACGTCGGAGGGCCCCGGCGAGGGATGCCAGATCACTCGGGTCGCAGGCGTCCACAAGGCCTTTGGAGGCGCTTTCCTGGCCTTCCTCCTCTTCCTTGCCCGCTACCCTGTCGATGATGCGTTCCGCGGCTCTGAGGGCCTTCCGGCGCAAGCGGAGCTCGCTCTCATGGATGGCGGCCAGCGCGGCCTCGTCCTTCTTCTTCCGGAGCTGAACCTGCCACTCGTCCTTCTTGGCGACCCAGTCCTCCCTCGAGCACTTCTCATTTATAGTGCTGTTATGCACCTTAAACTCATATGCGAGCTCTTGGAGCGTCGGATAATAGCGGACGAGGTCGGGCGTCGTTTCTATATGGCGTTCGTAGCCCTGGATATAGCGCGTGCTTATCAGATCCCACGGTATAATCTTTTTGGGCGCCTTTTTGGCCGGAACTGCCTTGAGTTTCGCGGGTTTTCGGACAGCGTGACCGATACTTTTCTCTTCAAGGCGTGCCTTATCGGCTTTGGCCTTGCGAGCGGGTCGGGTGACAGGCTTGTCGAGCCTACGTCGTGGGGATGGCATTTTCGTTCCCAGTGGCGGTCATGCGAGGGCGGTGCTCCCAGGGTGTCCGGCGTCGGAGGGCCCGGTTGCGGAAGGTCTTGGGACTCAGGGGGACGAACCCGTGCTTCTGGCACTCCTCCAGGTAGACGGGGTAGATGTCCGAATATCGGGTCTCGTAGCCGTTCTGCTTGAACCCATCCGCGGCGACGCGATTGATGAGGAGTTGGTGGCGGTGTTCCCGGATGATGGTGTCGAGGACACTCGAGGCGAGGCGGAAGGCCCACCTCCCATCACACAGGGGCCGGATGGCCTCGGCTACCTGGGCTGGTGACGCCTCGAGCCCGAAGGGCCGGAGGGCCTCCACGATGTCGAGGAGCTTCCTTCGTCCCTTGGACCCTTCACGGCTTCCCAGTTTCGTCGTTCTCGGGAGAGCTTCGGATGGTCTCGTCATGCCCCGAAGTTTGCACTGTCGACAGCCGATCGTCAACGGGCTTTGCACTTCCCTGGCGCATGGCCCAGGCGATGGCCTCCAGTTCGTCGTAGCTGAAGTCTCCGTCGATGCGGATGTAGGTGCCCCTCTTATACCACTCCATGAACTCAAGGCGCCCATCCTCTCGGACGAGCCCCTTGAGGTCGATGCCGTCCCCCAGGATCTCCTTGGCGCGTTCAGCGTCCATACTCCCCCTCCCTGGGCTCCACACCCCACTCACGGAGGACGCAGAGCATGTCCTCATCCCAGTCGCAGGAGCCATTCTTGTCGCAGTGCACGTGCTCCCTGACCACCTCGAGCATGGCGTCGGCGAAGGCTTCCTGGTCCTTCCCGCGGCACGTGGGGCACTGGGCGACATTCTCCCAACAGAGCTCGAAGGCTCCCTTCGGCCACACTTTGTCCTCAATCGGGTGGACCATGAAGGTCCGTCCACAGAATCGCTTGGGTTTGATTTCGGCCATCAGTCATTCCCCCTTGCGCGGCGGAGCCTGTCCTCGAGCTCCTCGATCTTGGCGTCCCTCTGGGCGATCATCTGCCCCGTCTCCTCGAGCATCTGGGCGTAGCTCGGGTTGCCCGCGTAGGGCGCGAGGGCCTTACGGAGCCTGTCGACCTCCTCCTCCATCACCCGGATCTTCTCGATGAGCGGGGACTCCTCCATGCGTCGAATATGACTGACGGCCTTCCACTCGTTCTCCAGTTGGCACCGCAGACGGATGAGCTCGGAGGTCGACACCGCGGTCTTGAGGAACTCCTCCAGCCCCGCGGCCGTCATCTGCTTACACCCCCTCCAGGCGACGGACTTCCACCGCTCCATCTCGGCCTCCAGATCGGCGACCTTGGAGCCCAGGAACAGGCGCTCGGCGTCCAGGGTGTCGACGGTGTTCACAAGGGCGGCGTCCCGCTCGGTGACTCTTTTGGTTTCGGCCTGGGCTTCCATCCTGTCGACGTTGGCCTCGTGGAGCTCGGACTCGAGGAGACGGATCTCCTTTGCGGCATCCTTGCAGGCCTTGGCCGTGACGCTCCCGAACTGGCTCAGGTGATCCAGGCGGTCCAGGATGCCTTCTCCCCGCCCCTGGTTGCCCCCGACGTTCACGAACCGGGCGATCTCCTTCCCGTCCTGCTGGACGAGAATCTGCCCCGGAGGTGCCTTCGGGTCGATCTGGATGGTGATTGGTAGGCTCATGACTGGCTCCCTCCCCACCCAGAGGGCGTGGTGCCCCCAGCGGGCGACGTCTCCTTGGATCCAGGCTTGAAAATGCACGTGCCCCCGTCGAACTCGAGCTCGCGCTTCCCGACGGCCGGGCCCGATCGGTTCTCCCCGACCTTGCCCCACACAGGCCCGTCGACCTTCTCCTTCCAGAGGAGGATGATGGCGTTCGCGTCCTGCTCGAGCTGGCCCGTCTCCCGGAGGTCGGAGCTGTGCGGCTCCCCCTCGGCACCGCCGCGGTTGAGCTGGGCGAGGAGGAGAATGCAGATCCCCAGTTCCTGGGCGAGGCGCTTGATGCTCATGCTCAGGGCGCCCCAGAGGGTGGCATCGGTGGCTCCCTTGGCGCCCGTGGGCTTCCCGATGAGCGTGAAGTAGTCGATGATGACCGCCCGCACGCCATTCAGCCGGACCATCTCGCGAATCTCGGCCTCGATGCGGGCCCATGGCACGCCGGACGGGTGACACCACCAGTGCATCTTCTCGAGCAAAGCCCTTTCGGCCATGGCGTGCTGGACCTCGTGGAGGTGCCATTCCCCCTTGGCGAACTTGGTGGCGTTCATCCCTGTCATGCGGGCGGCCAGCCGGGCCTCGACCTCGTCGTTGTCCATCTCGAGGGAGATGAACCCTACCGCGTTTCCACAGTTGGCCGTGAGGACCATGCTGTCGACAGCGAAGGCCGTCTTGCCCACCTTGGGCCGGGCCCCCAGCACCACCACGTGCCCAGGTGCACACTCGATGGCGTCGTCCCATCGGGTGATAGGCATGCGGAGGAGCTTGCCCGCGGCCCCGCCCTTCCGGAAGGACTGACAGAGCCCCAGACGGTAGGCGAGGTCTGGCCCGGAGCGGCGAGGGTTGGACCGCCCGCCGATGTCTAGGGCGAGGAGGGCCGTGGCGTGATGCGACCGGGCCTCTGCCGGATCAAGCACAAGGTCTCGAGCCTTCATGTCGAGTTCGATGGCCAGCCGGATCATCTTCCGGCGCTCGTTCAGCTCCTTCAGGCGCCGGACCAGCGGCTCGGCATTCCCGAACTCGTCGTGGGTCAGGATCTCCATGATCCCGGAGTAGCCCCCCACCACGCCGTCCAGCTTCATGCTCATGAGCTGGCCATGGATTGTGGCCGGGTCAATCGGGTCGTTGGCCTTGTAGAGGGCCAGCATGGCCGCCCAGATCGCTCGGGCCTGTGGGACATGGAAGGCGTCAGCCTCGAGCTCCAGGATGGCCTTCTGGCTCTCTGCGTCAGCCATCCGGAAGCCGGAGTAGACGCAGGACACGAGGGTCCGCTCGGCGTTGGGATCTTCAGGGATGGGCAGGCGTTCAGCCATTGGAGGTCTCCTCGAGCGGCATGGGCTCCTGTGTGGGTGGTGCCGGAGGCGTCGGGGTGATCTTCTGCTTCATGTAGGCGGCCTCGGCATAGCTCCTCCAGAGCGGTTTGTCGGCCCCCTCGGGCGGTTGCATGCCGAAGTAATACTGTGGAGCCTTCCGTCGTCTCGCCTTGTAGGCCAGATAGTCCATGGCCCCCCGCTCGAGAATCTCGATCGTGAGTTGTGGCCCGTGCTTGGCGATAATATCGGACATGCGCGTCACCATGAGCGGGAAGTCTGCCCGTATCTCACGGCCGTCTGGGTCGGTCGTATCCCACTTCGAGTAGAGCCTCAAGGCGGTGTCGATGATCTCCCTCGGGATGTCGGACTCCATGAAGGCGTCGACCGAAGTCTTCCTGGGACGGCGTCCGGACCCCCCCTTGGGGGGTAGGGGGGTACTGCTTTTCTCTTTCTCTTCTCTTCTCTTCTCTTCTCTAATAGCGTTTGCTTCCCCGTGCCCAGCATATGCTGTTTCGCATTGAGCATCTGTTAGCATCTGCTCAGGAGATGCTGGTAATTGCTCGGGCGTGCTTGCATCTCCTAGCATCTCTCCGAACGGTGGCAGGACGACGCGGAGTAGCTCCTGACGCGCCTTCCCCCCGGCCTGTTTCGAGATGCGGATGCGATCCTTTTCTGTCCTCTGCTCCTCGAGCTTGAGGTTGATGAGGTGGCCCTCTATTTCAGGGCTCGCGTCGAAGCATTTTCGGACACGCTCCCAGGCGTCGGCGATGACGTCTGGCTTCTCGTCGAGGATCTCTGCGATGTCGTCAAGTTTGTCTGGGATTGAACCCTTGATCCAGCACTCGTCCAGGAGCTCGCGGTAGACACCCCGCTCGAGGGTATTCATCCTCCCAACCTTCCGGCTCGCACGGTAGTCCTTCACGATCCAGCGATACCAGTCCAAGGGCTGGAGACTCACAGCATCCCCCGTCCGATCTCCTCGAAGCGGCGTGCCGCCTTCCGGAAGGCGAGGGCCATGTTGTGGGCCTCAGTGCTTGACGATGGCGCGAAGAAGATAACCGACTTCCGCGGCTCTTCTGGTTCATCGGATGAATACCTGACCTCCACGTGTTTGCGCCCTAGCATGAGCTGAAGGGAGGCGTCGACCTCGAGAGTTGTGGGGATCCAGTGCGGGGTGGGTCTGGCCATACGGCCTCCAGTTGGCCCCCCTGGCAGGGATGCGGCGTGGACCGTGGATAGGAACCGGGCGCTTTGGTTCCATCGGCTCCACCCCTGCCAGGAGATTTTGGGTGATCTTCACAGGGGCCGCACGGCCCCGAACAGGGTCTCAGTTTACGGTCACGATGTCCGCGTTGCAAGGTGTCTTTTTGGGCCTCTTCTCCCAGGGCCTGGAGACTGGGATGGGGCCCTTCCCTGTGCGCTCCATGCGCCTCCTGGAGCTCTCCAGGGCGGCCTTCACGGCTTCGCGGATGAGGGCCTGCTCTGCGGCCTTGGTTTCAGTATAGGAGGCTCTGTCGCGCTTGTTTGCGGGCTTGGCGGCCTTCTCCTGTTTTAGGCGCTCCTGCTCTGCCTTCCGGGCCCGGATGGCCTCGAGCTTATCCTCGTGCTCCTCGTGGTGTCTGCCACAAAAGATGTCGCCGTCCATGGCGATGAGGTGACAGCCATATTTCGTGCACTTCATACGAGCTCCTTGAGGTTCAGCCCCAGGGCCCAGTCCACCATTCGGTGAAGGGGCTCCAGGATCCAGTTCCGCGGTTGGGTGTCGACAGGTGGCTCTGGGCGGTTGGGTGTGGCTCCGATGCCGTGCTGGTAGCGGAAGCACTTGGCCCGCCAGCTCACGGCGGAGCGGTTTCGGTCATGACGCATGGAGTTCCGACGGTGGAGGTCGTCGGCAAGGCACTCCACGTGAGCGCGTAGTAGGGCGTCCTGGAGTGCCTTCCGGATGGATGGGTCAGCGGGTGCCATTGGTTCGCCTCGTCTTGACGACCGGGCCCACGGTGTGACTCTCGGTTTCAACCTGTGCGGCCCCGCGTTCTTCCGCCTTCCTTCGGGCCTCCTTCTCGTCGTATCTGTCCCCGATGTAGACGAGGAGTATGGCGGCGATGAAGAGGAGGAAGGCATAGCAGATCGCGTCGACAATGAACACGAATGCGCGGGCGCCAAGGGTCGTAGGTAGATCATCTGAAAAGCGAGTCATCGCGACTCCTCAGTAGGTGATTCGGACGTGCTTGATCTTCCCAGTGATGATGGCCTTCAGGAGGTGGACCGCGGCATCCTCGACCGCGGCGTCGTTGGCCATGTCATGGAAAAGGGAGTGCTTCTCCGACAGGGCCGCGGTGATGTCCTTGAGGGCCTCGCGGTTGATGACGCGGCGGTGCTCGACGTCGGCATCACGGTCGGCCTGCTCTTTGTCCAGGCGTTCCTGCTCAAGGCGCCGACGCTCGTTCTCTTCGGCGATGCCCCGCAAACGGGCCTCCTCGGCATGCTGGGCGGCGTGTGCCTCTGCCGCACGCGCACGCGCCTCGGAGTCTGCCTGGGCCTGCTGTGCGGCCAGCTTGGCCGCGTCTGCCTCGGCCACGAGCCGGGCGGCACGGTCGGACTCTGCCTGGGCCCTCTGCTCGGCGGTGCGGGTTGCCTCCTCGGCGGCCTTGCGGGCGATCTCGGCCTCGCGCTCGGCCCGCTTCCGGGCTTCCTCTTCCTGGCGCAGGCGCTCGAGCTCGGCCTGCTCGGCGTCGTAATTCTGCCGGGCCTCGAGCATAGCGGTCATGGTGGCCACGCTCTGGGCCCGTGCGGCGATGGCTTCCTCTGCCAGCTCTCCCCACTCGTGGGGCGTGATGGTCATGTCGTTCAGGGCGCTCAGGCGATCCTGGAGTTGGGCCTCGGTGCGGTCCATGAAGGATGGCGCGTTAGTCTTGATGGCCTCGAGCTTGGACTTCAGCCGGAGGAGCTCCTCTTCGTAGGCGGTGAGTTCAGCGCGGACTTCATCCTGGAGGGCCTCCAGGCGATCCTTCAAGAGCTTCCGGTTGCCGTCGATGATCTTGGGTAGGCTCTTTGCCTCGTCGGCGAGCTCCTTGCCGAACTTCTCCAGCTTGGACTTGGCCTGGGCGATCTTGTAGGCCAGCGAGGCTATCTGGGCCTGACCCTTCTTGGTCCTGACGTTGGCCTTATCCATCGACCGCACGAGGGTCTCGATGGCGACGACGATGGGCTCGACGGCGCCGTCGACAGTCCACAGCGGGCGGAGCTTGTTGGCGTCCGGAAGGCCGTTCACAGGGAAGGTTACAATGTCCTCGGCGTCGATAATGACGCCCCCGATGGGTGTTGCTTCACTCATGGTTTGCGCTCCTTGAATCGTTTTGTGCACTCGGTACAGATACCGTGGGAGGTCTCGGTGTGTAGTTTCGGCCACCTTGACCGCTTCGTCAAGACCTTTTTTTAAGTTATTTTCGGCCATCCAGAACGTCCTCGATGTAGATGGTCGTCCAGGGCTGGATCTTCGTCCCCACACGCTCCTGCTGGTAGATGAAGTGGGCCTCGCCCGGCCCGTCCCCCAGGATGAGGGACAGACCTGGATGGCTCTTGGTCCAGGGGATGCCTGGGCGCTTCGTCTTGGGCCCGTAGACGCCCTGCTCCGCCTTGGGCGGGCGGAGGAGGTCGCGGACTGTCTTGAATGCCCCGGCGAGGTTGTCGTCGTCGAGGAGGCCGTGCCCATGCCGGATGAAGGTGATCTTCCGGAGGCCTGTCGCCGGGGGTATCTTGCGGACCGCGACCTGGAGCAACATAAGCCACTTGTCGCGCTCGCGGCCACTGCCCCATCGGTGGTTCCGTAGCTTCACGTTCAGCGAGGGTGGGATGAGCTTGACGTTGATCTCATACCACGTGGCGCCCGTCTTTTCGTTGATCCACTGGTGCACAGTCGGGATGCCCGTGTCCATGTATGTCAGACGCTTCTTCACTTCTTCCCCGACAGGGCGAGCTCAGGCTTGGCGATGAGGGCCTTGAACGTCTCGGGGAGGGTGTCCTCGATGGAGGCCGCGGCGAAGGCCATGAACTCCTTGGCGAGCTGGGCCTCGAAGGCCATGATGAAGCCCATCTTCTGCTCGAGCTTCTCCTCCAGGGATCCAGGGAAGTCGCGGATGGACTCAGGGAACTCGAAGGCCGTGACCTTGAGCGTTCCACAGCTCAGGGTGAGGTCGACGTTGAAGCTGTCGTCCTCGTGCTCCACGGCCCACACGAGGCCCACGGAGGCCACGGTGGCGTGCTGTTCGCCAAGCCAGTAGGTGAGGAGGTCGTTGATGTTGTGGTTGCCGTCGTAGCTGGCGCCGGAGTCGGATGGCTCGCGGAAGGAGATGTCCCCCGACGGTGAGCACGGGGTGTCGACACCGCCCGCGGCACGCCACGCGCACCACGCTAGGAACTCGGAGTTGAGCCGGGGCTCCTTGTAGATCCCAGCCTTCTCGTCGACACCCATGACTTTCGACACCCAGACATGAGCGGAGGAGATGCCGTCGATGAACATGAGGGAGTGCTGGACGTCGATGAGCACGGCGGCGTGCATGGGCCGGGCCTGGGCCTTCAGGTTCAGTTCGTGCCGGACGCTGTCCTTGACTTCCTTCTCCTGGGCCTTGGAGGGGCTCGGGACGGTCTGGCGGAGGTCAGCCATGCGCTGGGCCGTCACGGCCTGCACGAGGGCGCTGGGGGCCTTCTTGACGTCCTTGCGGAGGCCTGCGAGCCAGAGCTCGGGATTCCCTTCCAGGAAGCCAGAGTCGATGGGCCCGTCGAGGAGGTTGCGCCAGGAACTGAACCCGGTCTCCTCGGTCTCGTCGGCCGGGATATGGGTGAAGGCCCGCTCGGTGACGATCTTGTTCATCATGGCGACGGTGAGGTCGTGGGGGAGCGGGATGCGGGTGTAGCTGGTGGACTTGCCGCGGAGGAATGACATGAGTGCCTCAGAAGGTGGGAGGTGTCGACCAGATCCCGCGGTAGTTGGACACGCGGTAGTTCAGTCGGAGGTGGCGGAGGTGGGTCTGGACGGTGCGGAGGCACAGGCCTGTTTTCTGGGCGACGTCGACAGCGGAGATGCCCTTGGCTTTTCGCTTCGCTGTTGCTTGACTGACGGCCCTGAACACGGTTTCCCTGTTGCGCTCCTCGAAGGTCATCGGGCGCATGGTTCACCAAAGGAAGTGGGCCCGGCGAGCATCTGCCAGCCGGGCCCAGGGTCATCAAAGAGGGATGTCGTCAGAGGGAGTAGGCGTCTGGGGCGGCTCGGCGCTGGCCTTGGCCTTCTCGGCCTCGACCGTCTTGGTGGCCGCTTCCCACACCTTCGCGGCCTCGGGCTTCTCGTCGGCGATGGCGTCGAGGTAGGGCTTGGCCTGCTTCTTGTCCATGGCGTTCAGTCCGTCGATGACGTGCTTGGTGACTTCCTCGGGGATGCCAGCCTTCTTAGCCTTGGCCCACACGAGCTTCTTCTGGGCCTCTGACATCCAGCCCGTGGGCTGTGCCCCGCCCTGTGCACCCTGCGCACTTGACGGATTCGTGCTCGGCTTCGTGTCCTTCGGTGGCACGGTTCCCAATCCATCTCCAACCATATCCTCGACGTCCTGGGTGAAGAGGGCGGAGCTCGCGGTTGCAATCAGGGCCGCAGCCACGAGAGCGCGCTTCTCAGCCCTCTTGAGCACGGGGTTCCTGGCATCGGCCGTGGGCGTGTTCCGGAAGGCCGCCTCTCGGCTGTTCGCGTTGCCGCTGGCGCTGGCGAGGCAAATACCCGTTGCGGCATCGAAGATGGCGCACGTCGACTGGACCTCGTAGTAGCCCTTGATCGTGACCTCGTCCTCCTTCCACTCGAATCCTCGGCCGCCGTTCGGCTTGTCGAACCACTCCTTGTGCTTCCAGGAGAAGGTGTAGGAGGCGTTTGGGTCGTCGGCCTTGATTGTCGACTCGATGCTGGACGTGAGCTGAAATGCGAGGCAGAGCACCTCGGCACCAGCCTTCCCGAGAGACCACTTCTTCTTCGCCTTGTCGACAGAATCTCCATCGAGGGTGTAGTAGTGGACGTTCTCTTGCATCACGCGGTCGCGGACGGTGTCGATGTCCTTCATGCGCTGAATGAGCATCTCTGGAGACATGCTCATGGCGCCGAAGGTGTTTGGGAGAGCGACCTCCTGACGGGGTATCGTTCGGAGTTGGTTCATGGTAATCCTTTCACTTGCCCGACGTGCGGGCGACCTTGATTAAAACGACTGGGGCCCCGGCCGTCTTGACGGCGGCGTAGACCTCTGGAAAATCAGCTTCGAGCTTCTTGCCGTCGATGCCCTTGCGGCCCGCGGACTTGGTGATGAACACGCCAGCCTCGGCCTCGACGTGGTGCTCAATCATGGCGTCCTTCATCTTCTCCTTGAGTTCCTTGACGCGCTTCTCCATGGCGTCCGCGTCGTCCTTGATCTCGAGGAACTCCTCGGCCCAGACGGCGAACTCGACAGCGACGTCATCCGGGAACGTGCCCTTATTGTCGAACTCGATGCGCTTGCCACCGACTTCTGGGCAATCCTCGGCGTGGTCGCAATACTGGCACCAGCCGCGCTCAGGCTCGGCGGTGGGCAGTAGGGCGGCCTCGATCTCATCGCCCTTCAGCGCGTCGCCAGCATAGTCCAGGATGTCGTCGACAGCCTTCATGATGACGATGGAGCGGGTGACGCATTTCTCGTAGCGTTCCTTGTCGAAGAAGATGAGGAAGTTGGAGAACTGTGCGATGTTTTCGCGGTTTACCAGCACGAGTAGGCACCACTTGGTGCCGCTCAGACCCATCTCGACCTGGGTTTGGTCGACATACTGGTCGCTAAGGCCTTCTTTCATAATCTTCCGATACATGCCACCGGAAGCCGTCTTGATCTCCTTCGAGCCAGGGCCCTCGGGAGGCGTGTCCTGCATATGCTCCTTGCCCTTCTCATCGACGTAGGCCAGCTTCATGCCCTCCTTCCACTCGACGGACCAAGTGAGGCGGCCGTCCGGGTGGGATCGGAGCGGAGCGGTCTCGTGGCAGAGCTCTACCTGAGCCCGGCCCGTCTCACGCACGGCGCCGTCGAAGGAGTTTCGGACAAGCTGGACGACCGTGTTCTCCATCACGCGCCCGGCGAGCATGCGGCCCGCGGCGTGGGGGTCGGTGATGAGGGTGCGGGAGGTGTCGACCTTCTTCCAGGCGACTTGGCGGGAACAGCCGCCGACCTCTGAGCCGCCGACGTAGCGGTCACGGCCTGGGAACTTCTCCTCGTTAATCATCTCGAGGAGTGCGTGGTGGACGGACTTCTGCGAAAGCAGAGTCACGACTTGCGGGGTTTCCATGGGTGCTCCTGTGAGGGGTGTGGGTGTGGTAACGATTGCCACTCTAGCATAGGCAACCGCGGACGGAATGCAAGAGCTTACTTTCGGCCATTTTGACCGCCTGACACTCCATCGACCTGAGTTCGGCTCGAGCGTCGCGGAGGTTGATAAAAGCAGTTTAGGTCATAGTGGCCGATATGTCAAGAGGCAAATAAAAAAAATATCGGTGCCCGTTTTCAGCGACTTACCTAGTATCTGACACGTGATTGGACAATTCCTGTCGTTGCACAAGTGCATGAGAAGGTTCATGATTGATGCAGTTGAGGCCACCATGACCCGAACTCGCAAGAAGAAGAAGAAGAAGCCATACAACGCAACGCCGGGCGCCCGTCCAAGGCACCGCCCTGTCGCCTTCGCCGGGCCCCTGGGCAAGCTGGTCGAGGCCTTCGGGACTTCTGACGCCCTGGCCAAGGCCCTCGCGTCCTCGCCACGCACGCTCCGGCGCTGGGCCCAGGGCAAGGGGAAGCCGTCGATGGCCGCTGGCAAGTTGCTCGTGATGATCGGGCGAAAGCACGGGGTCACAGAAGAGGAGCTTCGCCCTATACTGGAGGGAAGGGGGTCCATCTACCCCGAAACCTTCACCTTGTAGGGGGCCCCATGGCCAGGATTGAGCCTGCGCTCAAGTTCGTTTTCGTCAACGAAGGCGGCTTCACCATCGACCAGGGTGGGCACACGAACTTCGGCATCACCCAGGACGCGCTGAATGCCGCCCAGAAGAAGCGCCCCAAGGCGGGCTACCCCAAGACGGTCGAGGAACTCACGCAGGACGTCGCGGCCGACATCTACCTGAACGACTACTGCCCAGCGGGCTTCAACAAGATCGAGAGCCAGAGGCTGGGCACCCTCCTCTTCGACATGGGCGTGAACGCAGGGCCCCACCAGGCGGCCGTGCTCATGCAACAGGCCCTCGCGGCCATCGGCTCCGGCGTGACTGTCGACGGTGACATCGGGCCCAAAACCATCGCGGCCATGAACGCGGCCGACGAGAGCCACCTCATCGGCGCCTTCATGAACGCCCGGATCGCCTTCTACACCCACCTCGCAGAGATGGACCCCGAGAAGCACGGCTCGAGCCTCAAGGGCTGGGTCAACCGGGCGCACCGCGTCCCCCCCGCGGAGTAGGGCCATGATGCCGACGGCGAACGCCGCCCTAGCCCTCTTGGGAGGCGGGGCCGCGGCCCTCGTCCTCTACTGGCTCAAGGTTCCACAGCGATACATGGCCTACTGGAAGGACGCCTCTGTCGAAGCGGCCACCGGGCGCGTGTCGGCGAAGCGGGCCGTGTTCATCCATGTCTCGGCCGCGGCCGGGTTCATCGTGGGCTACGCGATCCTCAAGAAGGAGGGGTTCACCAAGGAGACCCTGGAGGCCTTCGAGGCCTGGGTCTACTCGACGGCTGGCGCCTACACCCTGGGCAAGGGCCTCGAGGTCGCGGCACGCCGGATCCCCGTGGGCGACACGAGCTCATCCACGTCCACCACCACGTCGTCCAGCACGTCGACAGTCGCGGACCCACCCAAGGAGACCCCATGATCCCTCTCGAGCTCGTCCAACGATTCTGGAAGCCTGTCCTGGGTGCCGTGCTGGTCCTCTTTGGGGCTCTGGGTGCCCACTCGTGCTACCGGGAGAAGCAGACCATCCAGAGGCTCGCGGCGGCAGAGAAGGCTCACCAGGAGGCCCTCGAGGAGGCCGCACTGGGCAAGGAGGCTCGGGCCCAGCTCCCGATCATCCAGGCGGAGCGGGATGACCTGAAGGCGAAGCGCAAGGATCTCGAGGCCCAGATCGGCGACCTCGAGGCGGAGCTGGGCCGGAGGCCCTTCCCTCCAGGGGTTGGCCCGGTCCCCACGGAGCTCGCCCAGGTTCTGACCGACCTGAAGGGCATGGGCATCCACCCGGAGCCACTGTCGACAGCCCAGTTTGGCCTGCCCAACGGTGACGCACCCGTCGTCTGGACCTGGGGCAAGGAGTCGCTTCGAGTGCCCGGTCTCGAGAGTCGCCTGGAAACCACGACGAATCTCAAGGAAAAGCTGAAGCTCGACGTCGACAATCTCACGCTCGATCTCGCCGCCGCGGACAGGCAGAAGGCGGCCGCGCTGTCCTCGTCCCTCCACTTCGAGAACGCCTTCGGCAAGGAAACCACGCGGGCCAACGGGCTCATGGTGGAGCTCAAGACGACGGCCGACGAGCGTGACTCGGCCCGGCGCACGCGGATCTACGTGGGCATCGGTAGCGCCGTCGTGGGCGGCTACTTCACCTACAAGGTCATCAAGAAGTAGCTACGGGTTAATCGGAGCGGATGGCTTCACTGGGGCCGGGGCCGCTGGGCCCGCTGGCGTGACGTCGACACCCTTTAGGCCTACCAGCCAGGGGACGAGCACCTTGGTCAGGAAGAGGATGATCGTCGCCGTGGCGAATGCCGAGACGAGGGCTTTGATGAGCACCTTCCATATCCGGTCGCTGATTGGAAGGTCATCACCCGTGATCTCGTTCTTCTGGAGGAGGCCGCGGAGGTGCTTGCGCATCTCTTCGACCTGTGGCTTGAGGGGCGCTATCTCTGCGAGGAACTGCTCATGGTGCTCGGTGAAGAGCTCGACGCTACGCTTGCGCTCGTCATGCAGGCTCTGAACGCTGTTGTCGACGTCGTTGATGTTCTGCTCGAGGCGCCGGAGGCTCTCGTTGATGTCCCGACGATCCTGGGACAGCGCGAGGTAGATGTTTTCGAGGCGCGACAGAAGGTGCTCGCGCTCGGATGCGGTGATCTGATTCGAGGCGGCAAAGGCTGACGAGACCGTGTGAAGGATCCCGGCGAGTTCGCGGAGGAGGGCCTGTTGGGACTGGTGGTGCTCGGTGATCTGAGAACGCAGTGCCTGGAGGTCGCCCCGCAGAACGGAGACTGATTCATCACCCGCCATTTTGCATGCCCACCAGTAGCGCCATTTTGCGGATCTGCAAGGACTGGGACTCGATGACCTTATCTAGGCGGTCCTTGACGTCCACAAAGACGTCGTGAATGGGGGCATACGAAGGAAGAAGCTGGAGCTCACTCGCCGTGGGGAAGGACGTCGAAGAATCTTTGGTTCCCATCATCAACCACCGCGAACATTGACATGTTCTGAGAGCCAGTTAGTGAGCTTTGTCATCGCCACCGAAACCTCGTGATTAGTTCGCATGATACTGTCGGCCGCGGCATACGTCATACCTGTCTTTCGGTTCTCTTCTCCCTGTTGAGCAGAGGAAACCAGAGATTGTGCGTCGCTTCTTTCCAAGTTCCGGACAGCGTTGACGTTGCCTTTGTTGAACGCATCCCCTTCGGGGGTCAGAGTCTGGGACTGAATATCGTTGGCGTCCAGGAAGCCAGCGGCCGTGCGGGCGTCCTTCGACAGCGATCCCGTCTTGACTCCGACGATGCGCGAGGCCTGGAGCGACGACATGCCGCCCTTGACCATATTCCGGACCATCCTCTGGTTCACGCCAGCCCGGAGGCTCCCGTTGTCGAGGAGGGCGTTGGCCGCCATCACGGGCCCCAGCTCTGCGTAGAGCTTGGCCAGGGCTGGGTCGTCCATCACCATCCTTTTGTATTCGGGCTTGAGGTCGCCGTCCTCGCCCATGAGCTCGCCTATCTCGCGGGCCCTGGAGGTGTCGTCGCCACTTCCGGCCATCTGCCCAAGCATCGTGGCACCCATGCCGCCCTTCAGGCCAGCCTGACCTGTCGCCTCGAGGGCCGCGGAGGCCTGCATGTTCATCCTGGATCCAGAGGACGTGAGGAGGCCCGTTTCGGCCACCGTTTTCTGGTTCAGGGAGGCGATGACCTGGAGCTTTTCTGCGCTTGTCACGCCGTGCTTGGCGGCCTCTTTCGTGGCGCCCGCGATCTCCGACAGGTAGGCGTTCATCTTGTTCACGTCTTGGGCGACGGCGCCAGACTTGACGGCGGCACCGACGATCGACGCGAGTTGGTCGGTTCCGACGCCAATACCCTGTGCGTTCCGGCTGATTCGCATGGCGGTATTGATGACCTCATGCCCGCCGTCTGCGTTCTTGAGGTTGTCGACACCGATACCCATGCCCTGGAGGACGTCGCGCACCTCTGCGCTGTTCAGGCTCTGGCCGTCCTTTGTGTCCAGGTTGGCACCCGACCGACTGGCGTTGAACGTGAGGCCGCGGAGGTCAAAGTTCGACCCGATGGAGTTGCTTATCCGGTCGTCACGCAGGGCCGCCTGGGCGTCGCCAGCGGCCTTGCCAGCCCATCCCGTGTTCATCTTCCAGCCAATCATGCCCCCGGTCGCCAGAGCACCCGCAGAGGCCGCCAGACCGCCAGCGAGCATCCCGGCACCAGCGCCACCAGAGAACAGGGTTCCGATGTTCGATCCAAGGAGTTCGGCGATCGGCGCGGCGAACCTCTGCATCATCTTGTTCTTCAGGGCCCCGACGGGGTCGTTCATCATCTGCTGGAGGTCGCCCACGCTGGCCTTTCCAGCCTTGCCCCCGTGGCCCTCTCCAGCGGCTT